CAGACAATCGGCACAGATACCCTGCCTTGATTAGCTCTGGGATCGTTACCCGGTGAGCGACACCACCAAAGAAGTGATCGTCCAACCCATAAATGAATCCTTGACCCATACGATATGGCGTTGCCGTAACACCCAAAACCTTTGGTGCGTAATGCTGAGTAGAATCAAAGTGATCAAAGATCTTTCGATATCGACTCCGCTTCTCTGGCCCAACATGGTGGGCTTCATCCACGATGATGTAATCAAACTCGCCTGAACTATCTAGCCGCTTTGGTGTAGCCAGGGTGTCCCGACTAGCGATCACGATAGGCTCGTGCGAATCAAACTGTTTCAACCCTGCAGCCAAGAGGCCGCTTGGTGCACAAGGCCATACGGTCTTGAGCTTTTCATCTGCCTGGCTGATTAGCTCCTGCCTGTGAGCAAGAATCAGCACGCGACTGTTACGGTTTTCTTCAAAGATCTTCTTGATCATTGAGGCGAAGACAACAGTCTTGCCAGCGCCTGTGGGTAAAACAATTAGTGGATGAGTGTTCTGGGTATTGAACCAATGGAAAGCAGCATCAATGGCTTCTTGTTGGTAGTACCTTAGCTGCATGCTCGGCCCTCTTCAGTCCACAGTAAGTGCGCGCCCAATAGGATCTAGCCCACGGTGATAGGTTGTGACGATGCAAGATGCGAAGCACAGCTTGTTCTCTTGCGGTGTGTTTGTTTTCGTTTAATGACATATGCGTTCCTCCATTGTTGAATCAGGATCTGCCACTGCAAGCATGCCTTCATCGACTAACCTGCGAAGGGAGCTACGATCAGTGAAGTGCAGGTGATATGTAAACGCGGCGACAAAAAGAACTTCCATCAAAACATCTTCTGAGATGTCTTTCTTTCTCATCGCTTTCACGAACAACCCCAGCGCCTCTGCCGCAACTTCGTGCTCTTCGCTCTGCCAGCTGAACTCAAACTCTTCATGATGATCCATGAGTTTCCTCCTTGATCAGCCAACCCAAATAGACGTTGGCTTTTTGCAAGTCTTCCAACTTCCCTTTGTTTTCATAACGCCAGACATACTTCATGACGTTACCTTTAAGATACCCTTTGAAAGCATCAGAGGACATCGATGCTTTGATTGCCTCAACGCACTCTATGCCTCCGCCCTTCGCGTAGTGTCCGGGGTGATTGACCATGTCTGATAACTTACTCATCAGGCAATCTCCAAATGCCAATCTGGTCATCCACTTTGCGCGTAACCACGGTCATCCCAGCCCTCTCCAAGTAGACCTTCAAGGCGTTGGCATCGATGCGATTGTTCACAAACACACATTCACCTACTTCCATGCTCTTAAACTTTTCCCACTTGGAAACCCTGCCACGCCGCTGCTTCGGCAGCGGGATGTCGGTGTAAATGGTTTCGGTGTCTTTCATAGCTCACCTTTATCGGACATGAACACCTTTTGAGTTGCGACGTTGAAATCCCAGCTTGTGCCAGTTTGTCGTTGGAATAATTCATAAAGTGACTGTGCCTGACACGCGCCTTGTAACAACACTAAGTTCGGATAACCATCGAATGAGTGATGGTCATCACCGTGCTCTGCCTTATGCATAGCGTCTTTCATATCGCTCACATCACGCCACAGCTTGTCCATCAGGAACGTAAATTGGTCTTTGTTCACGGTCACCGTGAACTTGTCACGACTCTGATCTTTCAAGTTTTTCACCTGTCCCTCGAGCTTTTCGATCTTCGCTCGCAACTGGTCTTTAGTTTCCGTTTTCATAACATCTCCTTGCTTTGGGGTTAATCGTTTTTGTCTTTTTCCACAACGTAATCTTTAGTGATTACGCCTAGTTTCGCGTTGCCACGTTGGTGAGGTCGAATGTTCACTACCTTGTATACAATTCCGTTGGCATCCCGATAGTGTCTTTTGTGGCCAGCAACGTCATGCAAGCGAACTCCATAAGACTCTTGTCGTTTAGGTTGTTTAGGTACAATTACTCGACCTTTAGTCTTGGGCAGCAACAGTTTCACGCGGTAATGTGAATCATGGGGGGTGAAGTCACGCTTAACCTTGATGCCTTGAGGATCAGATACTTGAGGCTCTTCAACAAAGTAGTCGTAGTTCATCAGGCTCAACAACGCGATCACCCAGGACATGCGATGCGTATGATCATCATTGCGCACCAAGCGTTTGAGGTTTGCGGGATCATCCTCAATCAGGTTATTCCAACCGTGGCCCCAGCGATCAAATATCGCGTCTTGAATATCTGGCGCAAACTCTCCTTCTAGGTCACCCAAAAACATCAACGCTTTTAATCGGCGATCTGAAATGGTCTGACTTTCATTTTTTTCAAAATACATTAGTGGCCCCTTCTCAGACCAAATGTCGGTGGTGAGAGAGTTGCTGTCCATACCCACCAGGGGGCGAACTTTGCTCCGACTTTTGTCAGTCAAACTCCCGTCATCGCGGCGACGTTGTTTGTCAAGGTGAAGGTGGTCAGGAGTCACTTCATAGTAACGTTCAAAAGAAAAGCAGTTACCTGGATCAGTTCTTACGGATCGTATGTTTTTCCGGCCCCTTAATGCTTCTCTAAATTCATAATTCATAAGGATGCTTAACATCGTGGTAATGTGCCACGCAACTAAACCATTTTGTTTTGAATAGGGATCATGAAACTCCAACCACATATTGTAGTGTCGAGGCTTTGCGTTGAAGAGCGCAGTCGCTAGGGCGCGTTGATTGCCGCGCTCAACCGATGGCCGCAGGAAATCAATGATTTCATCAGTGATTTCGTACTTCACCGCATTCGCAATCTTCCTAGGTTGGTCGTGCGTGAGTTTTTTTATACCGATTTTGTAAGCCTTACTGATTGCAAAACCTTCCAAACCGTGCAATCTCACATAAGGTTTCTGCCAAGCAGCGGCGACCTCCCTTTGAAGATCACCTAGCTCCATCTTGTTTTCCATAACACTTCCTTGCTTTGGGGTTTAGTAAGTCCCGCCTTCGGGCACGCGGACGGGAACGCGCAGGATGGGTGATGAATCCCATGCCCTAGCCATCAACCGTTCCAATCTACATTGGCGGTGTTCAAGCCCGGCGCAGGGGTTGCCTGTGCCTGTTGTGGTTGCTCAGTCTGAGCACGAGGTTGTGCAGCGCCAGCACCGCCCTTGTAAGTGGCGATCTTGTTGCTGTCTTCGTACCCGCCCTTGCCTGGTTCCACTTTTATAGAAGCAGTAAACTGCTTGCCCATCGCGGATCTCAGCATGTCAGTGTTGAGAACCTGAGAAGCGTCTTGGCCTGTTGCGCCAACAAACGACTTCAATCGTGACAGACCAACCTGCTGGTTCAGAACAAAGTAGTCCCAAACCTTACGGCCAGCATGCGTGGGGCCGACAACGTTGAACTCAATCTTGATCATTTCGTTGCCAGCTTTTGACATTGTCTCTTCGTAAAGAGCCGCAGCCAAAGTGTAATCCCCTGCAGGGAACGGGGTGCTGTCAATAGCATTCGTAGTTTGAATGTTGCTGACATCGATACCTTGGTCTAATAGACCCATATGTCCTCCTAAGCGGCTTCGTTGTTAGTGGAAGGCAAACCAAGTGCAGCGCCATAAGCATCTGCAAAAGCTTGCCACGAGAACTCAATCTTCGATGGAAGATCAAGTCGAGACTTTGCGTCATACGCTGCAGCAAACTTGGTAAATAAACCTCGGTTGCCGTAGCTGACACCACGCGCCTTCGCGCCATCCTTGATCAGGGTGGTCTCATAGTTTGCGAACAAGTTGAAGTCAACCCAATCTTTGATCAGAGCATTCACCTTCTTGTTGCAGCGCATCTCCCAGCGATCATAAGGTTCTAGTTCTGGATCCTTGTACGCCTTCGATGCAACGTGACTCAAAAGAACCACGTTCATGCCACGCTGTTGAAAACAAACGTTCAGGCCATTCAACAGATTCAACCAAGCGTTCTCTTCGGCAACGTAAAACGCACCGTATCCTGCTTTGGGGTCTGCCGCTGATGACCAACCGTTCTTCTCACAAACATGTGCTTCACCAAGCTTGGCTGCAGCATCCGTCGTATCCAAGACTACTGTCTTGTACGCATGCTCTTCCATGGCCAGCGTCCTCACCTGCTCCATGATCTCTTCCCAAGTGTTCGCCTGGGGAAACCGTGCAGCGTTGATGAACGACAAGCCGTCCTCTGCTTGAATGAAGATTGAGTCGGGAGCATTCGCTCCAAACGTGGACTTACCAATACCATCTGTGCCTTGGATGTTCATCCGCACAGGGGGCATGGCGACATCAGGATTGATCTCCCGATGGGTGGTTACTTGGTTTAGTAAACTCAAGGTCACACCTCCTCTTCTGGTTGGTTAAGTTTATCTGGGTCAATTGACTTGACCCGCTCTTTCCCAAGCTTGATCGAATGACAGGCATGCCAACGCCCAGCTTCATCCGGGTGAGCCATAGCCCACGCAGTAAAGCCGCGCATGTCTACCTTGTAATTCGTAACTTGGGCTACAAACGAGGGCCACGATTCTCGTGGCATTGACTCCAGAAGCTCATCCAACAAAAACTGATCCCAAACGTGTTCACGCTTGATCTCAACAGTTATGCCGTCTTGGGTTCTTTCGCCGCCCTCATTGTTCAGGGGGAGTAGAAGTTGACTCACTTCTTTCTGGTCTAAGAGTTTGCGTTCAACCGACTTGATGTGTCGCTCAATCTCTTGCTTCTTTTGTTTTGCGCCATGCAGCTGCAAAGCCAGACTCTTAATCTGCTCTTCCATTCCAATCTCACTTCTTCTCTCTACGGGTATGGACGTTAATGGATGTCACAATAGGTTGCAACAATTTTTTTTACTTTTTTGTTGCACCCTGAATCAAGGTCATAGAGAATGCGACTTTCCAATACAAACAACGGCTATGAAAACAATTGAAAAGAACCTCGAGCTGCCGCCTCACCCCACCAAGGGTGCAGGTAAATGGCAAACGCTTTTGAAGGACATGGAGATTGGGGACAGCTTTGTGTT